GATCATATTCTTCCTACGTCAGACTATGAGACGCCTCTGACTCTCCACGAAACCCTTGCTTAAGCGCGATCTCTACAGGCACGCATCAAGCACATAAGACGCTGGGGCACCAAAGAAGACCTGTTTTAGATAATCTTTGTATGATGGAAAAGCATCAGTATCATGCACTAATTGAGAGGGAGAAACATTAAGGTCCCAAGCAGGAGTAACTTGAGCTCCGGTGCTTGTTTGAACCAACCACTTTGATCCACGACGAGATTGAATAATGAGCCAAAAAGGTACGGTTTTCTCAATATGAGGAGCAGGAGAAGCAGCGTTAAGAGGGGGGAGTTCGGATTGTAGCGCATGTTTACCAAACGCAGATTTAAGTTTATGAAATAAGTCACCCAACTCTTCCTCAGGGTAGGGTTTAGAACGGAGAGGCTCAACGTTATATAAACCAGTAGAGATGGGACGAAACACTTCAACAAACGCATTCCACTTTTGATCGTTTCGAGTGATGGCATGACCGGGGAAATATATGGCAACGGATGGAGAAATGGCGCCTATTCTATCACCACTAAGAATGGCAGAAACACCAGCCCACGTGGATTTATTTGGCGTGCCTCGAGACAAAGCGACCTTCACGTTTGCAGGAAGTGCGTGCTTAATTGCTTCAAGAGCAGTGCACAACTCTGGATGAATCGAACTATCTTGTACAGATGGGTCAGGCATGGGAAGTATCTCAACAGGGTCATCGCCGTCAATTGATCGAGGAGATAGCTTATGTGTACCAATAGTTTCCCAATCATGCGCGTCTCTGTGACCTTGCACGGTCTTATCCCATAGTAGCAGAATTCCCTCATCCTCAGAAGGATCTTCATCTCGAGTTACTAATCGAATTCTAAAGGCTAATTCAGCACAATATCCACATAGCATTGATCGACTGTTAATTACATCATACATAGACACTAGTAACTTGAATGTTTGCACTTTCTCTCGGTGGGTGGCTAAGAGATGAGCCTGGATAGCATCTTGATCGAACTGATAAATATTTGAGTCTTGCATGACATCTGGTTCTAAGGCGAGAAAGTCAGAAATGGGTTTGGTGGGAGGATTGATAGTAGGGATATTGGTGAAATCAATTGAAGTACGACTGACGTAACTAGAGATAAGCGGAAGCAAGTGACTAGGAATTCCTCTGTCTTCCACGAGTCTGAGAGTAAAATTAGCTGTCTTATGGAGTTCCGACAATCGATCAGCAGAGGTAGAATTAAGCACCACGCAATCATATGAAGCGCGTATTTTAGGATTATTAGCAAACGAAGCGATGGTAGAGTATTTGTTAAAGACAATAACGCCAGCATTAAGCAATACAATATCCAAATCACTTCGGTTAGCGAGGGTACTGGAAGCATACACATAACCGCCTGGTTTAATCTCATCATAAGGGCGCATACCATTAAATAAACCGAAGAAAGTGGTACCATAGTTAGCACTTAAGTCGTTACTATTTTCATCAGAAAGCAAAAGAATGGCAAATTGGGCGAGCTTGGGTACGAGTAGTGACATTGCGAGTAAAGGTCTCAATGGAGTCGTGTCTTTTGAGAAGAAATTTATC